ATTTGTACCCGCCACACTAGGCGCAGATAACGTTACTGCCCCGCTTGTATCTCCACTTACAACAATGCTTGCCATATTTATCCTTAAATTATAACCCAACGTTGACCTGAACTGATAGTCACCGCTTGACCTGACGCTACGGAAATTGGCCCAACAGAGAATCCGTTTTGTCCACTAGCAATCGTATAACTTGAGCCAACAGTCGTTGAGTTAATCGTTATTCCGTTTGTAGAAATATGTGCTGGCGCACTTAACTCACCCGTACTTGGTTTATACAACAGTTTAGCATTGCCTGTAAACAGGGTGGATGCTGTTCCTGATGTAGCGTTTGCAAACAATGGAAACAAGTTACTCGCTGTGCTAGTGTCATTACTTAAGCTTGCACCACCTACAGATGCCCACGCTGTACCGTTATAGCCTTCAAACTCTACAGTCTGAGTGTTAAACCTAAGCATTCCCGATACAGGAGAGGGTCTGGCCGCTGTATTGCCTTTGCTAATGGTCAAAGCTCCAGCGGAAGTAAACGAAGAGTCTGCGGTAGCCGTTAAAGTTGTAACCGTGGCGGCTGCGGCAGTAGTTGCCCCTATCGTTGTTGCGTCAATCGTGCCACCGTTAATGTCCGCTGTTGTAAGAACCGAAGAAGCTAGTGTCACAACCCCCGTGGAATCTGCAATAGAACCTGCCGCTGTTCCGTCTTTGGCTTTTAGGTTCGTAACCTCTATGTTGGTAGTGTCCACTGTCGTGGCATTGACTGTGGTGATGTTTCCCGTAGTAGCCGTTACGGTAGTAAAAACACCCGCCCCGTTTTGATTGGCTACCTTTACAAAATCTGAACCATTCCAAGCAATCAACGCATACTCACCTTGGACAATCGTTACCCCTGTGGTTGGCCCTGCACCACGAAGAACAACAGACTGTGCGCCTACAGCTTTATTAATTACTACATATCCCTTAGAGCGTGCCGGGGCTGTGATGTTTCTTGTGGTTGTGCCAGAAGTCGTAGCCCAAAGAATAATTGCCTGTCTTGCCTCGTTTGCCGCCCCATCTGTGTCCGATAAGGTAATATCAGCATCTGCCGTAATGGTTGTTGTTCCTGCTATAGCAGTGTCCAACAGCGCCGTGATTTGATCATTAACGGCAGTTCCCCAAGTGTTTGCCTCGGTACCCGTGACCGGCTGTGCCAAGCCAAGAAGAGTGGTGTAATTAATTGTCATCTTGTTTTCCTCATGCCGCTATGCGTGTCCATACATTTGTTTGTGCGTCATTAACTTGGACCCAATTAGAAGACTGCGAATCATTGACATTTTGCCAGTTAACTGATTGACTGTCATCCACAATTGTCCAAACCAAGAGGCTACCAACCTGGCCGACCCCTTGTACGCCTGTGACGTTAACTTCAACGCCAATTCCAACCAATACTGTCCCAACGCTGCCCGTGGCCAATAGGCCTGTAACCGGAACATTTGTTGTAACTTCAACCTGGGGAGTGCCAACCTGGCCCGTTCCTTGAACGCCTGTAAGGGACACATTAGCATCCCCGGCAAAGTCAACCGATCCAACCTGGCCAGTTGCCTCCACTCCTGTCGCAAAGACATCAGCATTCGCAGCAACCGTGGTTGCCCCAACAAAGCCTGTTGCTTCCACTCCCGTGAGGACCACCGTTGTTGCGGTGCTAATAGAGACTGATCCAACTTGACCCGTCCCCTGTACTCCGGTGGGCTCGACGTTTGCATTTCCCGTCGCTGTGGCAACGCCAACAAAGCCTGTAGCGGATACCCCCGTGAGAGATACATCAGCACCTGCTTCAACAGTAACCGATCCAACTTGGCCTGTTGCAGATACCCCAGTGAGGCTGACGTCAGCTGTACCAACAACAGTGGCTGTACCGACCGATCCTGTAGCCTGTAGCCCAGTAACGGAGACATCGGCCCCCGCTTCGACGCTGACCGATCCAATCTGCCCTGTTGCAGACACTCCGGTAACACTGACATTGGCATCTGCCGTTGTTGTGACCGATCCAATCTGCCCTGTTGCAGACAGCGTGACCGCACCCTCGCCCCACGGGGCCTCTCCCCAGGCTTGACTACCAAATCCGCCAAGTGCAATCCGTACATCAGCCACTTACGCCTCTTAGGCGATACGAAGTATCGCGTTTGTTGCGTCTGCTGTTGGAAAAATAATAGTGAAAGTGCCTGCTGTGGAAGTTTTTGCTCCACCAAAATCCAAAATACACACAGAAGGGTCCCCTGCGGCACTATCGTTATAAATCATTGCTCCAAAGGCTGTTATAGTGGCACTAGTGAACGACAAATCTGCAAAATCTGTAAATGCAGTTGTACTAGTAGACGTAGGCGTGACATTAGTCAACGCACCCCCTCCTGCTACATATGTGCCTGAATTTGCCACTTCATTGGTGGCTGTATACGCTGTTGTTGCCGCCGTAAAAGAGGCGCTGTTGTTATACAGAGCAAGCTTAAACGTATTGCCCGTGCCTGTGGTGAAGTTGTGCACCGCCTTCATAAGCTCCACTTTGAAACTGGTACACATGAAATTTCCTGAAAATGCCATTTTTAATCTCCTAACAAATGAACGAGGTTGGAATACCCTGCTTCGTGCAGGCGAATTGCGATAGTTGCTCTATCCTGATTTACGGCTTCTTCAAGATAGGTTTTAATGACGGAGCGTACGGCGCCACGAAAAGCAATAGCCTGATCTCGAATTGCGGGATGGGATTCACTTCCAACGTAAAGAATCTTTTCAATGGCCCGATCGGCTAACTCGTCAGGAGTCCAGCCACGCCCATTGGTAGTGGCGACGCCTACGCTGCCTAATAAGACAGGAGATTGAGTGCCTATCATGGTCCAGGTGACTCCGATTTAAGTTGAATACGTACCATGCCATCACGGTATTCATCACGACGGCGACGACCTTGTTGCTCAATGCCAAGCCCTTGAAGAGCTTGCTTGTAACTTGCGTCAAAAGTAGCCATCATGTCAGGAGGCCCCTTAGTGTAACTATACGCCTGGATTAAACAAGCGTAAAACAACGCCTCAGGAGCGTTTGTACTAATCCAGGTTGTAGGATTTGCAGAAGAAAGTTGAAGAGGGCGATAGATATAGCCCAGTTCAACTGCCAAAGCAGAACTTGGAGTAGGAGCAATGTAGAAAGTGTTTTCATCCCACACTGAATAGTATTTTGGAATACCCGTCGTAGCCCCATTAGGCCAGTACTCTTTCATAAAAGAAGTATCCCGAAACTCCAAGAAGATTTGATCTGTTCCTGAAGTAACGATGAGATATCGATGAGTCAAAATATCACTGGGAGCAGTTAAAAACCTGTTGCTGGCCGTTAAATTGGCCGTCACTTCAAGCTTAAACACATCCAAGTCAATGTCGCGCAAAATACGGTTCTCTGCAAAAGTAATAAACACGTTTATTACCGCATCAGTGAAGACGTTTGCGCCTACTTCCGTGTAGTTACGTATATTTGTTACAAGTTCGTTGTACGTCATGAGGTCACCACTGTTACAGAACCTACCACGCCTTGAGCAATCAAAGCCTGGTCTTGAATGTATGGACGCATGTCGTTGGTGTTTCTAGCAGTCCCAAAACTCTGAAAAGCTGAAAAGCCTGGCGCACCAACAAACACCGATACAGGCTCAATTCTATCTGGCCTCGGCTCATAAAGGGCGATTGCATCACCTCTATATTTCAAAGGCTCAAGTTGTGGCTCTTTTGGCTCATAGTCATCCGGACACACCTTAAAGCCTCGCCAGTTCTTGCGAAGCACGTTGTATTCGTATCGCTGTCCGCAATAGTCACACAGGCCATATGAGAATTTACCTGTTGCAAAGGCCATGCGTTACACCCCTAAGTCAGGAACGAAGTTAACGCTGGCAGTGTCTCTATCTTCCATCGCGGCACGCAAGAAATCTTCTTCATAAATTGCCTTGAGCGCGCCCGTGCGCTCAGGAGAGTACTTGAGAGATATGTAATACGCCAGTCCTGAGGTCAGGCATGGCAAGAATCTAAAGTTGACGTCTGATGTGTTGGTATACGCACCAGCGTCTTCAATACGACGAATCCTGTAATACACAAACGTGTAGTTTTGATCCGCCGCCGGGTAGAAAAACACCTTTGGCACGTTCGTTCTCTGTACATAGTACTGAGCAGGACGTGCTTGGGAGGTCTTATCCGGAATATTTAAATATTCAGAACGACTGATGCGGTCAATTGTGATGTCCGTCAAGATTCCCTGAGAGGGGTCTCGTATGACCGCAGACAAAACGTTAACAGTGTCTGTAGCCAACGATATCTCATTGATACCCTGCGTGATGGCGTAGGTGGCTTGCTCAATTGTCCAAAGATTAAGGCCTCTATTAGCCCAATCTAGGAACAACAAATTGAGAGAGCGACGCGCAGACTTGAGCTGGTAGCCGTTTGTGCTACGTATGCCGCATCTCTCAAATGCTTCTTCGATCAGATCGTCTATCGACAGATCAAAGGTTGTTGTTCCTGAAGTGGTCATTCTTTGTATAAATTATTAAAGGTTTGAGCCGCATCCATATACGAATCATCTTGCTCTGCACAGTGAGTCCATTGACTAGGCCTAAAATCAGGAGCACCCTCTCCGGTTTGCCAAAAAGCAGGGCTCGTTGCTCGAACCCTATTGTTTGGCAGCGCCACAATGTTTCCCGTCCATTTCCCTGCATCCGTCAAAGTCAAAACATGACTTTGCTTGTGTTGTGCAGGGCAGTCCGCCACTTCGCTCTCCGTGTAGTCCACCGTGAACATGTATCTCCCGGTGTAAAACTCCCCATCAATCTTGCATAACCACGGACTAGGGCTTGTGCGCGCAAATTTTATTACTGTGTGGTAGTGAGAAGGACAATCCCAAGGCTGTGCCAAATGCGTAGGCATACGCTCTGGCCACTCCTCCAAAGGAATATCCCCCACTAACCCAGTAATAGGCATTCTTGCCCACATTGCCCCACCATGAATGTTTTCTGACCCATCTACATGGCTTTCACACCCTGTAAAAACAAGTTGAAAACTCAAGCAACGATCAGGCATGACATTTACTGCAATAGCATTTGCATGTAAATACTCGCCTTGGTACTTCTGATGCATGTGCGTAAACTCACGTCTAACCCAGCATTTGAAATACGGGATGTTGCTGATGAGGTATGCCATTACTTAGCGCGTTTACCACCAGACATCATGCCTTTAGACATTTTCTTGGCAGCACCGCCGGCCGCGTAGCCTTTAGACATCATGCCTCCGGCCGCGTAGCCCTTAGACATCATGCCCCCGCCCATCTTGCCAACGGGCTTGCCCATGGCCATGCGCTTGTGCTCATTGATATTGCCCTTGTTGGCCATGCCGCCTTTAGCCATCATAGGAACACCCGTAGAGGTGCTGGTTTCAGAAATCATTTTGTTTTTTGGGCCGCTCTCAACAGCACCACCGCCGCGAGTTGCGGCTCCCATTCCACGTCCAGCCATGTTATTTCCCCTTTTTCATTGCGCGGCCCTTGACGTCGGCCGTTTTACGTCCTACAGCGCGACCCATTTTGTCGCCCATAGCAGAATCTTTCATCATCTTGCCGTCAGGCATCTTGTGCATGCCTGCCGCGCCACCTTTTTTCATCTTGCCTATTCCGTCGGCCGCGAAAGCCGGCACTTTTTTGCCGTTTTTAATTACCATTTTTAACTTAGATGTTGCCATTACTACTCCTTACTTTGCTTGTTGAATAAGTTGATCAATTTTTGCTTCAAGGCGATTAAAGCGTTGATCAATGTGGTCAGTAATTCTTTGAACTTCTGCTTGAGTAACGTAATCACGTGCCACCTCCTCGCGTGTTTTGTTTAATAGGATGTCTAGCCGTTTGAGCTCGTCAAATTTTTCACGGATGAAAAACCACAGTCCACCCAATGCAACGGACAAAATAGTTGACCAAATTAAATTAATGTCCATTAACATTTCCACCTTGCTAAAGCAGCCGCCTTCCGAGTGGGCTTGCCTTTTTCATCTTTCATTGGTCCCGGCATACCGGACATCCGAGCGCAAAAAGACTTCTTACGCGCGCCACCTTTAGGCTGGGGGGCTTTCAAATTACTTCCTGTTGCCGCGTTGTACTTGGCACGGCCCTTAGCGGTCAAACCCGCCCCTTTGGAGATAGGCAATTTCTCGCCACGACCAACCGAAAGGGATGGCGCTTTCTTGGCCATTACTGCGCGGCTCCACCGTAGAAGAATAACGTCACACTGGTAACGTCTGCACCAGAAACATCAATGAACACCCCTGAGTCAAAGACAATTCCCATATCTGGGAGGATAAGGTCAGTGGCTCCGGCCGCAGCAGGCGTATTAATAGTCAACAGGGCGGTGCCTGCGGTAGTACTACCGTTCTTTAAGGTAAAAGACGCGGCTGTTGCCGAGTTGGTGAAGTAAATACCAGCTACTCTTGTGCGGCCCCCAACTGCATGGCCATCGGCAGTCTTTGTGACTGCCTGAATATTGCTGTTGCTCATGTCCGCTCCTAATTAAGCAGTGCGTGTGAAGACGTATGCTGTAGCACTAGAGAACATGATGGTGAAACGACCCACACCCGTTGCACCAGAAGCAATTGTCAGGTCACCAAACGAGCCCGCAGTGTCTGCGGCGGCAGTTGACAAAATACCGTTAGTTGCAACAGCAACAGTCACAGTCGATGCGCCTGCGGTGTTGTCAATGTACAAATCAAACACCGTGCCTCGAGCGGCACCCAAAGCGGCACCAAGCAACGTGCCTGTAGGCAGTGTGATGGTTGTAGGAGAAGCAGAAGTAGAAGTAATGTAGCCAGTTGCAACTTCAGCAGCAGTGGCTGTTGCAGTAGCATTAATTGCGGAGGTCGTAGCGTGCGTGATGCTGCCTGAACCTGCCGTATTGCCTGTTACGTTACCGATTACGTTGCCGGTCAGATTGCCAATGAAACCATTGGTGGACGTGACTGGGCCGGAGAAGGTGGTTGATGCCATGATTAGTTTCCTTACATGCAAGTTGGGGCGTATCTGTCTGCATGTCGTCAGCCGGGACTGTCAGATACACCGGAAAGCCCGGAATGTGCCCAATATACACCAAAAGAAAAAGGGGCACAAGGCCCCTTTTTCCATTTACTCGACCATTAGGCCGCGCCGGGCGAACCGAACATGCCGCGTGGATCACTAAAGCCGAAGCTATAGCGTTCACGTGCCTTGTAGCGGACGTTACCAGTATCGAAGTCGCCTTCAAAACCAGTCTTCATGGTCACACGTGTGAACATCTTCATGCCGTTAGGTGCGTCAGTCTTAATGAAGTACGCATCTGGATCGGTAAGGAAGTTGTTGACAGTGTAGCCCTGAGGCACCATGCCCATGTTGCGAATGGCGTTGATGTCGTTATCCGCAGTTGCAGTGCGCAGAGTGGATTTCAAAATCCGATCCGCGGTAAATTGCAACTCTTTAGGAATAATCAACTTCAAGCCTTGCACAGCGATCTTCAAACCACGCTCATCGGTGAATGCGGAAATGTCAATCAACGACTGCTCCAAGGAGGTCTCAGACAAGTCCGCAGCTGTTGCCAGTGTGTTGGACAAGTTAGGACCGCTCAAAGTGGGGTGATTGGTTGCGCATAGAGCAACACCGTCGCCACCAATAGAGGTAGTGAAAGCGCCGTTCAAGATGGCAGCAGCTTTGATCTGCTTGGTTTGAGCCATAGAGCGTGCCAAAGCACGTGTATAACGAGCGCCCAGGCGATCGTAGAGGTTGTCCTCTACGGCTTCTTCAGTCAAGGAGAAGGCCAAAGCAATCGTTTCGTGGGTGTAGCGCGCAGTGTAAACCTCTTGTGCTTGGTCGTATGAAACGCCAGCGCCTTCGGTCTTCACAGGGGCTTCACCAAAACCCGATTCCATCACTTCTTCTTCAAACGCACGGTCTGAAGTTTCAATTGAATAGATTTGGGTGTGTTGGTTTTCGTAGTTTTTATACTCAAGACCGAACAAGGCGTTTAAGCCTGGCTCAAGTTCCTTTACGAGTTGTGCGCGTGAAATTGCCATTTATGTTCTCCTTATTGACCAGCAACACCTGCACTACCGTACACGTGTTCGTTGATCTTGACTACCACCACGGCAAAAGAGCCGAACTCATTACTTGGGACGTTGTACAAGCCTACAGTCTTTAAGTTCAAAGCGGCTGTAGTAGCAAGCGTAGAGGAGCTCAGTTCCATGGTAGAGACACCAGTGGTGGTGCTTCCGCCTGTACCAATTACATCCGCATTCTTGCCGACATCCGCAGCAACAAAAGCCCCATCACATTGAACTAAAAACAATTGACTAGGATCGTCAATCACATCGGCAATGATCTTACCTGAAGTGATGTTGACAGAACCTGGATAGAAGTTCTTAAACGTGGGCTTGCCGGTGGTGGGATCAATGTAGCTGCAACCGTTAAACACGCCCACCGCAGCGGTGTGTGTAGCCGGAAGAAACCGGGTGATAAATCCCGCAGAAAGAGCGACCAGGTCGCCTTGGAAGATTGTTCCAGCTTGGTTATCAGCAATCTCATATCCGTACTGTTTCTGAGCACCAGTAGCGGAAAGATTGCCAATAGGACGCAAGCCGAAAGCTTTGTCGATATTAGCCATTTGTTGATTCCTTTAAAAAAGATTATTCAGCAGCTTTGGGGCCGCCGAAGGTGACTCGAGATTGCCGTGTGGGGCGTTGAATCTTCATTGAACCATGAGCATTGCTCTTCATCAACTCATTATCAGCCGCCTGCATTTGATCGCTCGCACGTTGGTGGTAATACGCATTACGCTCCTGCACGTTCTCTTCGGGAATGCGCGCTAAGAGAAGACCTCCCACGCTGATAACACCAGCATGTCGGCCGTCTTCAACAGATGGGACAGGGAAGTCAGGATATTCATCAGCACGAACCAGTTCATAACCCTCGCGGATTTTTCCTGCTACGTTCGTACGATCTTCCTGACCTGCAATTTCTGCACGAATCCATCTGTGCTTCGTTCCCTCCAGAGGAGGTGGAGCATCTAGTCGAGAAGGAGGAGCCCAGGGCTTGCGGCGTGCGTCGCTGTCACGGGTTGTCGCGCTACGAGCTTCACGGTTTAAAGTTGGTACAAGGTTATCTGTCATCTCTTACTCCTTAACGTACTTGGCGTATTCCTCAAGAGGAACGCCCAATTTTTTGGCCATCGCAACTTGACTCGGTGAGAGTCTCACAGTGCGGCGTGCTGAACTATTCACTCCCGATGAACGGGTTGCAGGAGCCACCGATTGCACGTTTCTGGTGGTACTGTTGTTTTGCGCTTGAGAAAATTTCTTTGGGAAAGTGTTTCTCATGCGTTTGTCGAGCTCATCATAATACTCCTCAGATGATCCGTCAAATCCTTCATTAATCACTAGCTGCTTATGGACGCCCCAGGCTGTATTTGTCATAACAGTATCCTGGCCATACCACGGATTTCTCTCCATCCAGTCCTCTAGCTTGGGGTCCACAGGAGCAGGTTGCTGATACTGAGGCTGTTGTTGGTACTGGGGCTGCTGTACAGGAGGCGCAGCCTGTTGTTGGACATATGCCGCCCGGCGTTGATCCTCTTCGGACACTTGGCGCTGGTCGTATATGAGGTCCGTTAGACGCTGATTTGCTTCGGTCTCAGTGTCAATATCTCCCTCTTCTCGGGCCTTACGGATGATTTGTTTTAAAGCAACAACTTGAGTCTCTATGCGTCCCTTTGCCTCATGCAATCGCTCCTCATCCGTGCGAAGCATGCGTTGTTGAAGCTGACTGGACTCTTCCTGCACTTTTTTAGCGTAGGCAATTGCAGCCTCTTCCCGACGTTGAGTCTCCCGCAAGCGGGCAGTCAACTTGTCAATACGCTTCTTTACATTCTCGCTGTATTGATTAATTTCATTCTCAGGTTTTTCACTCTCAACCTGTGTGGCTTGTTGTGTTTCCTGTTCTTGGACTGCGTCCTCGTTTTCTACTACATCAACATCAACAGGGCTCTCCCCTTCGCCTAATTTAAATTCAATTTCTTGTTGGTCATTCATATCCATGCTCCTTACATGTGCAAAATATCATCAGGGCTGTTAACCACCCCTATGATTTCATCGTCGTTAAGAATGCGAATCTCTCCACCATCAATTTGGAGACGAGAACCTGCGTATCGACCAAAAATAATCCAGTCACCTTCCTTGCACCAGGGTCCATTGGGGAACTTTGATTGATCCGCATAGGCAAGGTCTCCCGTCTTCAAGACGTAGCCACAGTTGGTTGCAAGTTGGGTTTTTCTTTGGGTTTCTTCGGCCAAGACGATGCCGCCTTTGGTCTTTTCCGCGCCACGATAGGGCAAGACGGCAATGCGCCAGCCTGTGGGAGTAGGAATGCGGTCTCGGACAGCTTGTTCAAGCTTCTCAGGATTAAATCCCTCGTCCGTATACGCATCATCAAGGCAAGGGCCTTTTGTTTCTGCCTCTTCGCGCCACTTGCGCTCTAGAGCAGTCAGGTTCTCTTCAACTTCCATTAGCATCTCCTCTTTGGTTAAAAATCATCGGTAGTCCTTCGTGACAAAAGATCACGAACAGCTTGTTCGGCAAGTTTTAAACCTTCGAGGCGACCCATCATGAAGCGATAACGCTCCATATCATTAATGGTGCCATTCAAAATGATAGCCTCCGAGTCTTCTCGGAGCTTTCTTAATTCTTTAATAACGGATTCTGCAAATTCGAGCATGGTATTTCCATGAAAAGCAGGTGGTACAAGGCCCCACCCGTTGGCAAGTGCTTACATCTCAGTATATCTCAACCGGACGGTTGCCGTCTTTCTTCTTTACGACCATAAAGGCACCACCCTTTTTGGCCTCCTTCGGCTTGCTAGGCCTGTTGGACTTACCAGCAGTAGAAAGAGCAATCGCAACAGCTTGTTTTACCGCTGCGGTCTTGTTCTTCGGCTTACTGGTTCCAATCTTTCCTTTTTGTTTATACGCAGTGACCATCTCTCCAATATTGGAGCTAACTGTTTTGCGACTTGAGCCTTTTTTAAGCGGCATTTCGGCCTCCTTGAGCTGGTGGATTGTTTTGTGTCGTACCAATTCTCTCTCTCGCAACCGTAGCACGAAGCATTGCAATATTTTCTTGTGACTTTACACGGTTTTGTTGCGCTTGAGAATTCTGTGCAATTTTTTGTTGGTCAATTCCAAGTTTCTGTTGCTCCAACGCAAGTTTCTTCTCGTCATTCTCAGCGCGTTGTTTCAATTCCTGCTCCTTGAGCTGAATCAAGGGGTCTCCCTGCTCACCAGACAACTGGTTTTGCATGTCCCTAACCTCTTGCATGTACAAAGCAATCTTCAACGCCACCATGCCTTCTTTTTGGATAGGAGAAACAATGTTGTCCGGGTCCGTACCATAGCTCTGAAACAATTCCGCCTCTACATCCTCTTCCGCTTTGATCCGCACATGGTCAAGAATGTGTTTTTGTAAGGTGGTTGCCGCCATAGCGTTAGCTTGCAAGATAGGAGACAGCCCCATCATCAAGTGACTGGCAATGTGGGCGTCATGCTGTTGACCGGCAAAGGCTTTGAGACGCATGTTGTTAAGAACAGAGCTGTTCTCACTGGCCGGGTCCTTGGGCATCTGAGCATTTTGAGGTAACAAGATGCCCTCGATGTCCCGAACATTAAGCGCAGAGTACACACGGTAGTACGCCTCATACATATCATGCATCTGAGGCGCACTTTGCGCCATCTGCAACTGTGTCTGCGCCAAAGTAATACGCTGGGCAGAGCTAAATATGTTGGGGTCCGCAACAGGTAGCACCGCCACCATGTTGTTGAAGTCCTTCTTCTTAATTGAGCGCGCGCCACCCGGTACGTCATACGGATAATTGTCCGGCATGTACTCGCCAAAGCCCTTGGCCAACATCTTAAACTCAAGCCCCTGCGCATAGTGCAGGCGCTTGTGAATAGCAGACATGACAATCGAGCCGCGCTCGAGCAATGCCAGGGTTGTTCCTACTTGCGCATTCTGATTTGCCTCCCCTACCTGCATGTCCGCAGTACTGGCCAAGCGTTTACCCGCGTCAACAAGGAATCCAAGCAACGCAAACAGCGCCTGGCTAGGCTCTTTGTACGGCAAAGGCAACAAAGAAGCCGTAAGTTCCGCTCCGCCCGCGTCAATATCCCGCCACTCACCCGGCTGGATAGGACTATCGTTGTCCGCGATCCGCGCGCCCTTAGCCTTAAAGCCCGCAGGCAGATTTGAGAGCGTTCCCGCATCAAGAAGCTGACGCAAAGCGCTCGTAGCTCCCTTGGATAAGCCCCCAACCATGTGAACAAAGCCCATGCCATACGCGCCAAGGCCTTCAACCAGCACATAGTGGACAAAATAATCCCTGCGTACCTTTAAAACATCGTCTTCGTTCCAGTTTCTGCGAACACCAACGACTTTTAAGCTGTCCTCTAACATCGTAACGACGTAAGGCAAGCGGATTTTGGTGACTTCGCCATCTTCGTCCTTGTCTTCAAAGCCTGGGATGTCTAAATCCACCTGCATCTCTAACAAAAATATCTCTTCGACGTCGTCCGTGGGCTGTATGCCAGTGATTTTGTCCACGGCTTCTTGAATTTGACTCGAATCCGGCAGCATAGTCTGCGACTCAACGTCCACATCCAAGTATTCGCCGGCCACAATGCGCTTTCTAAACTCGTTTGAGTCCATCGCAATGCGATGCGTGATCCGTGGGCACTGGCTCATGACGCTTGAGCCGTTGTACGGGATGTATACATCATCGGCCAAGCACAGTTTGGACACCATGCGGCCTATCTGATGGTCGTAATACACCTTCTTAAAGGCAGAACCACCATATCCTGTGTAGAAAAGCAACTGATCAAACTCAGGTGTGTACTCTTCCATCACCGAAGTGATCTGGTAATTCATAAAATCTTGCACGCGCGCCGCTTGTTGGGTCTTTTCTACCGTCTCACGGCCCACGACTTGTGTGCGAACAGGGCCGCCAGCGGGCATCAGTTCCTTAAAGGCCTGTGCCTGAAACTGCACAATCGCCTCTGTCAACATTGGATGGGTCGCGCCTGACGCGCCCCTGAAAGGCTTAGTGCGCTCTTCGAGCTTTAGGCCAAGTAAGTCCATGCCCTTGGAGTACATCTGCTCCCAGTCCGAGCGAGAGGACTTATCCGCCTCAAACATCGCACCCACATCCATAGCAATATCGCTCAAGTCATCTTCATCAATGACCTCGGCTAAGTTGGCATAGAAGTCGATCTCATCCGCATCGTCTTCTGTCATGTTGATGACGGCACTGCCGTCCTCTTCCAACACGATTTCAACGTCTGGCATTTCCTCCGCCTCAGAGAGAATAATGTCTAACTGAGGGGCCTGGTTTATTGCTTTGTCTATGGGCATGAGTGCTCTCTATTATTAAGGCATTGAGAAAGTAGAGTTTATAGTATCCCTGTACTTTTTCAGTACAGGAGTTAAAAACTCATCCTTTTCATCAATTGCTCTTGGATTAAGATAATTTTGGAAGAAGTCCACAACTAGGTTGTCGTACTTCTCCGGTGCCGTATTTCCAGTGGCGCGCCCGTTTCCTTTGATCTGCTTAACTACAGGGGTGTTTTCATCCACCATGTACACCTCCACTGTGGTGACTGGGCGGTTTCTATTGTCGCGTAAGCTGTAAATCTGATACCTACCTTGGTTAAATGCTTCCACCTTTTCTGGCGCATATCCTATTCCCCCCAAGGCATATCCTCCTACAGAGTGTCCTATGTATGCTCCTTCAGGAACAGTAGACGCCGCTGTCTCTAACTGCTTCCATGCATATCCCTCATAGGGGCCTGTTTTAGTTTGAACCACTGGAGCACTCACGCCTGTTTCAAAAACTTCTTTCGGAACAGCCTTGCCTTTTCGGATTCTTTGATCCAGCATCGATAGGCTCTGTTCTTGTTCACGCGATGCATTGGCTGCCTGCACTATGTCTGGGAACTGCGCGTTCTTTAACTCTCTCTCAGACAGAGAGGCCAAGTATTTATTAATTCCTTTTGCTTTAAATAAGTCTGCTAAAGCAGGTCCAAAAGAATCAATATCGTAGATCGGTTCTTTCTTCTCTATAGCTGTGAGTAACTCTTGTGGCAGTGACGTCCCTTTACCCAACATCTTATCAACAAAGCCTGGTGTGTTTTCATACTGTTTGTATAGAGTTCGGGCATTTAGCGGACCTACTATGGTTTGCGGGTCCTTAAGGCTACGTGTGCTCAACTCCACCTTAGGATTGATTAGCGTGGGGTCTACCCCTTGTTCTATAAGTTTCTCTATCGCGGCTTGTCTTGCCTCATCTACACGCTGCTTACCTAAGGGTGTATTTGAATAGGTGTAGTCGGGCGCCATACGCCCGGGCTCTTTCG